TTCGCCGCGTAGGCCGCTGCGCGATGGATGTCGAAGAACGAGACCGAGCGCGCCGGGTCGAGCTGGAAGAGGACGACGTACACGTCGCTCTCCTTCTGTCCGGCCAGCGCTTCGAGCATGATCTCGGCGTGCGCCTCGTCGTTCATCGGCAGCGGTGCAGTCGCCACTAGTCGGCCGTGACCGGGCGATTGTTGAGGACGGGCACCAGCGAGTCGCGGAGCGCGCGGATCTTCTCCAGCTCGTCGGGCGCGAGTCGCTGCGCGATCTTCGGCTCGATCTCGAAGTAGGCCGGGCTGCCGCCCTTGGTGACCTTCTTCAGGCCGAGCGAGACGACGGCGCCGAACGGCTTGATGCCGCGCCCCATCAGGCTGCGGATGAAGTTGCGCATGACCTTGATCGAGGACGGCGGCACCTTGATGACCATCGGGATGACCGATTCGGGCCGCAGCATGAAGATCAGGAGATTCTCCTTGCATGCCTTGCCGCTGCCGCGCGCATCGGAGCCGAACTCGGCCAGCGGGCACGCGTTGCAGTCGAAGCGCCCGCGCCGGATCTCCTCGCCGTCCTGGGTGTAGCGGACGTCGTAGTTGCCCTCAACGAAGTCCGGGTGTCCCTTCGGGGCGCCGACGCCCACCTGGCCGTCCTGCGACGAGCAGTCCGGGGCGGACCCGCCGCCGGTCTGATCGATCGACGTCTCCCACCAGGAGCGGATGGTCCGCGTCAGGATCATGATGCCGTCGATGGTCTTGGCGGCGTCCTCGCCGTCGAGCGTCTGCACGGCCCACATCGGGGCGCCCTGGCCGCTCGGCACCTTGATGAGGTCGAGGTCGAAGGGGCTGATGCGCTGGCCGCCGGAGGTCTCCAGCAGCATCTCCGCGATCTCGCGCGGGCTGATCTCCATGGCCGCGTACTGCTGGACGGTGGCGATGTCGGTGGTCTTCGTTGCCATCACTGCATCCTTGTCAGGAGCGCCCGTTGCGGACGCTCAGGCTGAATCGCTCATAGGTGCCCACGATGCCATCGAGGGCCGGCGGGATCGGCTCGCCGTTGTCCTCCCTTTCTCGGAGCCACGCCGAGAGCGTGTTGGTGTTCGGGGTCAGCATCGAGTCAAGGCCGGCCTCGCGCATCGCTTCGGCAACGTGCTCGCGGTCGAGTACCTTCGCGTAGATGGAGCGGCGCACATAGATCGTCTTGCCGTCCATCTTCACGGAGTCCACGCCGTCGTCCGTCCAGCGGTCCAGAATCCTGCTCGTCAGGATCTCGATCTCCGCGTTGATGCCCTTGAGTACGTCCTCGTGTCGCTCCTTGTCTTGGCGTAGCGCCAGTAAGCGCCGCAGATCCTCGTTCACGCTGAGAACTCCATGAGAATCACGTCGCTCTTGCCGCCGTTGCAGGGCCTGCATGAAGCGACCATGTTGCGCGGGTGATCCTCGCCACCCTGGGCGAGCGGCACGACGTGATCGACCACGAGCGGCGTCTCGGCCGCCGGTGTCCCGCAGTAGTGACACCTGAACTTCGATCGCTCCAGCACCCGAAACCGGATGCCCCAGCGCTGCCGCCGTCGTGCCGACTTGCTCATCCTCCCTCCAGGAAAAGATGACCTCGGTAAGCATTTTACCATGGAGCATAAGACAGTGCAACCGTGGTAAGCTTTTACCGTGGTCGCCATTTCTGTAACCTTGGCGGCGTGGGGGATCTCGTGTCGGTTCCAGATGCTGCCCGACGGTTGGGCATCAGTCGTCAGACGCTCTGGCGGCACATCAACCGTGGTCACTTGAAGGCGACGAAGGTTGCTCGCGACTTCCTGATCGACGAGGACGATCTGGCAGCGTTCGACGCCGAGCGCCAGAAGGGGCCGGGTCGCCCTCCGAAGGTCGAGTACCCGGAAGCCGGCGAGCATCCGGACGGTCACACCCTGCACTGACGGGCTCATCGCCGGATCCCTGCGAGCAGCGACTCCATCACGTCGCGGCGCTCGCGCAGCGCGGCGCTGACCTTCTGGTCGATGGTCCCCTCCGTCTCGATGTGCACATACGTGACGGGTCGGTCCTGGCCGGGCCGATGGCATCGCGCCTCGGACTGCAGGTAGTCCCCGAGCGAGTAGCCGGTGCTCAGGTAGACGCAGTAGGCGGCGCGGACCAGGGTGATCCCGCTTCCCCCCGCCTGGATCTGCACCCCGATGACGCTGCCGCCGCCGGCCTGCCAGTCGGCCAGCTCGTTGGCGCGGCCCGAGAGCTCGCGGTAGCCCCGCCCCTGCTGCTCGCAGACGGTGCGGACCGTGTCCAGATCGTGGCGGAACTTGCAGAACACGGCCACCGGCTCGTCCGAGGGGAGCTCGTCGAGGACCTCAGCGAGCGTGTCGCGCTTCGACGTATCGACGACGTGGTCGGCGCCCTGGTCGTCGCGGAACTGGCCGGAGGCAAGCTGCATCAGGCGCAGCACCTTGACGAGCACGGTGCTCGCCGTAACCCTGACCGGGTCCTCGGCGTGCGCCTGCAGGGTCGCGGTGAAATCGCGCTCCATCTCACGGTAGATCCGACGCCCGTCAGAGCCGAGCGTGCACGTCCGGGTGATGTGATGGAAGGGCGGCAGATCCAGCACGTCGCGGTCGACCTGGTAGGCGATCGTCGCCATCTTCCGCATGAGCTGATCGAGGTTGCGGTAGCTGACCACCATCTGCGGGATGACAGGATTCGTGACCGCGTAGGTGGTGCGGAATGTGAGCCAGGACAGGCCGTAGATCCGCTCGTCGAGGAACCGGTACAGGCCGAACAGATCCAAGGGACTGTGCGGCATCGGCGTGCCGGTCAGGGCAAGCCGATGCCGGGAGCGTCGGCCGATGCGGTGCACGGTCCGCGAGGTTGCCGTGCGGGCCCCCTTCAGCTTGTGGGCCTCGTCGGCGACGACAACGTCCCAGCGCTGCGCCTGGAGCCATTTCGCCATCGCCGGCTGGATCGCCGCCTCATAGTTCAGGACGATCACGAGGGCGCCGTCCACTTGCTCCCAGAGGCGCTCCGCGAGCTTGACGCGCTTGGCGACGGTGTCAAAGCCTCGCGGGCACTGGTCCTCGGTCAGGACCGCCACGACGGGCGGTCCGTCGAGATGCTGCTGGAACTGGCCCGGCCAGGCAGCCGCGACGCTCTTGGGGCAGAGGATCAGCGTACGCCGGGCATCCCAGGCGTCGAGCAGCGCGATGGTGGTCAGGGACTTTCCCGTCCCGAGTCCCATCGCGAGCAGCGTGGCCGGCTGACTGACGGCGGCGTCAAAGCTGGCCTGCTGGTGTCGCCAGAGGCGCGTCTTGAGACTGCTGGCAGCAATCATCTCGGCTACCACACTGCCCTCCCGATGACGATGAGCACCGACACTCCCAGCACCACCAGTGCGGCGGGCGGCACCAGGTCCATCCCACCGACCAGCCAGTCCAGGCGCGCCTGAGCGACCCTGACGGCCACCGGCCAGCCGGCCGCACAGCAGCGCTCCTGGCAACCCGGCATCGGCCGGTGCGCCTGCCGGGTCTGCGTGCCGAACATGGCGAGGTAGAGGGTCTCGTCGGTCAGGTCGTCGGGCGGCTGGTAGGAGGCGTAGCGGCGGCTCATACGCGGTCCTTCAGACGCAGCTCAGCCTGCGCGAGACGCCAGCGGAGCTCTCGTAGCTCCGTCTCTGGCTCCTGGTAGACGAGCACGGTCCAGGTGTAGCCGCAGTGCTCCATTGGGCACTCCCAGAACAGCGCCGGTCGCCCGCCGTATTCGGCGCTGCTGTAGACGGGCGGGCCCGCCACGGCGCCGCATTTCCGGCAGGTGACGACGTCCGGGGTTGGCCGCCCGCTCATCGGGCACCGTCCACGGCGCCGGTCGCAGCCTGAATCGCGGCGATCAGCGCATCCTCGTTCGCTGCCTCGCCGTGGCCTGCGATGCCGCCGAACGCCGCGCCATACCCGGCCGCGAACACGTCGTACTCGGCGGGTGCGAATGTCCGCCCCGCGTGCCGGTCGAGCCAGGTCAGGTACGCCGCGAGCTCGGGGGCCAGCGTCATGCGGACGGTTCGGGTCTGCGTGGTCGGGCTCATGGCCGCACGCTGCCCTTCGTCGCCCGGCGGCGCTGCCACCACGCCGCGAGCCGCTGGCGCTCGACCTCGGCGATGGCGCCCAGCACGATCCAGAACACGACCATGCCGACGGCCAGCACGCCGTAGATCGCCATGAGCGGCAGGTAGGCGAGGGCGGCGCGGGCGATCGTCCAGGACGTCACGGCCGTCGCGACCCAGATCCAGCCGAGCAGCAGCGAGCTCGCCCAGCTTGCCGTGTGCACCGCCCCATCGCTGAACACGATCAGCGCGAGATGCACGCAGTGATGGCCGTCGCCGTCGTCCTCCGGCTCCGGGTCCACCGGCGGGGGCGGCGCGGGCCCTTCCAGGGCGGGAACATCGCCCGCTCCGCGTGCGACGTCGTCCAGGGCCGCGCGGAAGACGGTCGGGATCTCGGACTCAGGCATGGTCCACTCGCTTTCGGTTCCGCAGCGCGGCGGCGCACGATTGTCCGCAGCACTGCTGGTCGCGATTGGCGCTCGTGGCGACGAACGGCGCTCCGCAGCTCGCACAGGCGCGCTCCGATCGGAAGCGGGGCGGCCGTGGCGTGCGCAGCGGGAGTGCGGCTTTGAGCCGGGCCAGCACGTCGCCGTCAGGCATCGGTGCCCTCCCCGATGCGCCCGGTCTGGGCGAGCTCGTAGCCGAACGCCAATCTGGTCTTGGCCCGCATCAGCGCGGGGCCTTCTGGCTCGCCCGAGACGGCCAGGATCAGCAGCCGCTCGCGCTGGGCCGGGCTCGGGTCCAGCGCGCGGAGACGGGCGCGCTCGGCGGCAGTCAAACTGAGGATCGGAGACAATCGATCACCGAACATGGCCGGCTCCTTCCTGGCGCGGGTGTCCGACGTGGAAACCGAGCGCTGCCCAGCACGGGTAGACGCTGAGCCTCGGGTCTCGCAGGCGCTCCGCAGCCTGGAGCGCCTCGGCGTGCCGCCGGTAGAGCACCTTGTCGTGGCGCAGGCAGTGCTCTCGCCGTCCCTCGCCGAGGTAGGTCGGATCGACAGAGCCGGCGCGCTCACGCATCGGGCGCCTCCACCGTGAGCAGCGCCACGTCCCGCACCAGCCGCCGCGCCTCCGGGCGCGGGTCGTCGGCCACCAGGTGCGCCACCGTCCGCAACGCGGCGCGGCCAGCCGCGACCTGTGCATCCGCGCGCAGACGCTGATTGTTCCGCTCGCGGACCGGAAAGCCGATGCGCTCGAGGGCGCGGAGCATCGGTGCCGCGTAGGCGAGCCACCAGATCGCCTTGCTGTTCGGCCGCTTGGTGCCCGACAGGTACTCCTGGACGCGGCGCACCGAATAGCCGTACTCGCTGGCCAGCTCCTTGCGGAGCACGCCGTCGCGGTAGTAGCGGAGCACCATCCACTGCACCACGGCGCCCTGCACGTCGTCCTGCGGCCGGCGCTCCAGGACCGGGGGCCGCGTCCTGGTGCCGGCCTTCCAGCGCCAGCCGAACGTGCCTGTCATGCCGGCCGCTGGCTTGTCTGGCGGCAGCAGCAACGGCAGCCGGGCGGGCATGGCGATCGACGCGGCAACCATCACCGGCCTCCGCTGGTGTACGGCGCGCTGAGCAGCCCGGCCGTGCGCATGCCCCGCCCGAGCCGCTCGCGGGTCGTCGTGGCCTGCGCCAGCATCGCCTGCGCCTCGGCGCTCCAGATGCGGGCGAGGCGGTGCCCGTCGATCAGGTCTCTTGAGTGGTCGAGCGCGTCGAGCACGTCGCCGATCGCCCTGTGCGCCCGCGCCAGCAGGTCGGCCAGCTCGACGTTGAGCGCAGACAGGTCGGGCGCCGGCGCGTCGGCCAGGTCGTCTGGCTTCAAACGGATGGGGGTGGGATCGATGAGCGTCATACCGCCTGCCTCCCGAGATTGCCGGCCTCGCCGATCTCCCCGACAGCCTGCCCATGCCGCCGGCGCCGCGCGTTGACCCGGCACGTTGCGCATTGCCGGCCCGGCTCCACGGGCGTCTCGCAGCGGCGGCAGCGGGTGACGCCATCAGGGCCGGGCACCCGGGCCACGCTCGGCGCGGCCTGCGGTCGGTAGCCGTTCCGGTAGCGTTGCAGGTTCGTGCAACGCTTACAGAGGCCGCGGCCCGCATGCTCGGAGTCGTTCCGTCCGCAGGTCCGGCAGGCGTCGTACTCACGAGCCCAGCGGCGCGGGAGGCAGACGTAGCAGCGCCGGCCGTAGGCGCGCGGGGCGCCGCAGCCGATGCACGGGATCAGGTCGCCGGGTTGCGGCTTCGGCCCGGCCGGCTTCGGCGGCCGGGCAAAGGCCCCGCATGCGCAGAGCGACCGGGCAGCCGGCTTCTCGGCGCCACACGCACTGCACTGAAACCGTGCCGTTCTGGGGGCACGCTCGCGCGGCAGCCGGCGCCGCTGCGCCGGCTGATCGCCGAGGGCCGGGACGGGGTGCTGCGGGCGCTCCGCGCCCGGGCGAAGGACGGCTCCTAGCTCGCGGATCTTGGACGCCTGTCGGGGCCAGGGCACCGACAGGCGTCCAAG